TCACATCTCGCTGGGAATCGACGAGGTGTTACTTGATCTGGAAAATGAAGGTTACCATGCGTGGCCGATCATACTTGGAGCTGTCAGTAAAAACGCCCCCCACAGAAGACAGCGAGTTTTCATCTGTGCCTTCGACTTGGCCGACACCCAGGGCAGCGGATGTGGAGGGGGGAATAGTTCAGAACGTAAATTACGAGAACGGCAGCTTCAGTCGGAAGAACAAGGAAGGCGTAAGGTGGGGCGTGAAACTGAGGGACGCAGTGAACCATGCGGAGAAAATGTGGCCGACACCGGGGGCGAGAGATGCAAACAAAGCAGAACCACAGGAAAAATGGCTCAAAAGGGCAGAAAAAAAGAAGTTACAGGGCGTGAACTTGATGTTTTCACTACGTCAGGCAACCCAAATGTGGCCAACGCCCAGAGCGTCAGAATACAAGGACACGGGGCCAGTGGGGAGCAAGAGCCATACGCACATGAAAAAGAAGAATTATCTGTGTGCGGAAGTGAAGGATCAGGACAAACCCAAAGGTCAGCTATCAGCCGATTGGGTGGAGCTTTTGATGGGCTATCCGCCTGGGTGGACGGAGATTGGGAACGGGGAGTCCCCAGAGTGACTGAGGGGCAGAAAGACAGGGCGAAGCGATTGAAAGCGTTGGGCAATGCAATAGTGCCGCAGGTCGCATCGGAGCTATTCACGGCGATATTCGAGGCCGACAATGAGTGTTGAGATAATGTCGAGAGTATGGGCTAACTCGGAGGCCAAGGGAACCGCCCGGCTGGTACTGTTAGCTATTGCAGATCACGCCAACCCCAGCGGTATTGCGTGGCCTTCTCTAAGGCGCATTGCACAATATGCCAATGTGGACAGATCCAACGTATCACGGGCTATAAAATCTCTGATACAGATCGGAGAATTGGAGAGAGTCGGCTACACAAAATCATTTAGCGGAGCCACAAAATATAAAGTTAAGGTAGTGCGGAGTCGCACCAGTGCGGAGGCGCAACCTAGTGCGGAGGCGCACTGGGGGGGTGATGCGGAGGCGCACCAGGGGGTAGTGCGGAAGCGCACCACTAACCGTCATAGAACCAAGTATATAGAACCGTCAATAGATATAGGTCATTTTGATGAATTCTGGACACAATATCCCAAGAAAGTAGCCAAGGGAGGAGCGAGAAAAGCGTATGAAAAAGCACTCAAGTTGACGACACATGAAGACATCATGGCCGGACTAGCCAGATACAATCCCAACCCGCAATATATTTGCAACCCGGCAACATGGCTCAATCAGGAAAGGTGGAACGATGAACCAAGTAGCATTAAGCCCGACAGCTTTGCCTCCGATCAATCCCGATCGGACGGCAATAGACACGCTGAAGCATACGAGCGCTTCGTGGCTCGAAGAGCAGCTGACCAGTGACTTCGACTTTGTTGGCTATCGCATAACAGGTCAGCAGACAATGAGCGAACTGATGAAGGTACACGATGAGATCAGTGATATGTGTCCCAAAATGAGCGAGGCAGATATTGCCAGGGAACTCATTAAACTGAAGACACTCACAATACCCAGGAAGGAAAGCCAGGGCGAATACGATATGACCCTGGAAGCATACACCGAGCAACTCAAGGATTACCCAGCCGATGCAGTGATTGATGTGCTGAGATCCGCCCCCGGTAGGAATAAGTTCTTTCCCAGCTGGTTTGAACTGAAGGAAATGCTCGACTTTAAAAGTTCACATAGATTAGCCGCACTCAAAGCAATAAAGGAAAAGATAGATGCCAGACGATCAGCCGAGCTTCGGCGTAGCCAATAACGCGCCACCCAGTTTCTACTCACGCATTCCATCGGGTGCTGTAATGGATCTGGAAATCACAGACAAGGAAATGAGGGTATTCGCCGTGCTGTGTTCATACGCCAACAATCAGGGATTTGCCTATCCAAACCAGAAGACACTCTGGAAGAAGGCCGGGTGCCATGTGGATACAGTAAGGAAAGCTATCAAGAAGCTAAAGAAGAAGAAATACATCCAGGTTGTCTCTAAGTACAGAAGCCACCCTAAATGGCGACACGTTATGGGGAATGTCTACAGAGTTGTCTATGACCAGAGACTGACACAGGATGACCTGGTTGATGCGATGGACAGGGAAGATCCACCAGCTATAGAAGAGAAGGACATCCCGGAACAGCCTGTTAAAGGGGAAGTGGCTGTTAGTAACCAGAGTTCTGAAGAGAGGGCAAGAGATGTAAAGGTGATAAAAGAAGTGGCAAAGTGGTGGGCGATGAGATGTGGCGAGAGGCTAGGCCAGTTCAAGATCATTGACCTCCGAGCTAATGAGCAAGCCGAGGAAGTATTGAAGGTTATGACCGTTGACCAGGTGAAGGAAAAGGGTGAGGCATATCTGACTGAGTGCCGTCAACTGCGCCGTCCAGCCCCGGATCATTTAGGTTTCATGCTCCGTGACCTTCCAGTGTCCTTAGACTAAACGGACGATTTGCAAAAGTACGGGGGATAAGTTAGTATGCCTGGGGAATAGAGAAAGTGACCCTTGGGGGGTGGTGGGGGTGCCTACGTCTAGGGGGGTCTCACAAAAATATTTAGGAGTTTTTCATTGATGCGAACCGAAGATCCCATAGTTGATGCCGTAATAGACAAATTTGTTGTCCGTTCTGCGGAGGGTATGAAGCGTTTTGGCATCAGCATGGAGGATAATAATTCTCCGGCAGTTTATTGGATTGACCAGGCTCAGGAAGAGGCAATGGACTTGGTCTTGTATTTGGAACGCCTCAAAAAGGAGTTGATTAATGGCAGATCGGTACGAGTTAAAAACGGCAAGGAAAGCACCCAGCGGGAAGACATACTGGACGAAGATAGGCGTAGCTTTTCCCATGAAGGAGAAGGATGGGTTTAGTTTGATATTCGAGGCTCTCCCTATAGCCCAGATGAATGACAAGGGCGAACTGGTAGTTGAGGCGAAGTTATTTCCTCCATATGAGGGGGATAATGCCCCAACTAAAAGCAAGGATTTGGATGATGAAATTCCGTTTTAATGAGTTATGAAAGATATTTTATTCCCACTGAAAAACGCGGGGAAGATACAGCAAGGAGGATGGAACTGCTGAAGACAAAAACAGGCAAGTGCGAGGTGTGCGGAATAAACTTATACAGCGATAAACGTCCGTGTGGAACGACAATGCCGTGTCCAATTGGAAGGTGTCCCTATGGTTGAGACATATGCCACGGGAAGATTCGGCGGTGTAAAGGCTTTAGAGAAGCGGCTGAAGGGAAGGTCGTCTGTTATAGCCCACAATAAGGAGGCAGTTGCCCAGACACTGGTAGACATAGCGTCAGCGAACTTGACGGATGTTGTAACGTGGAATGATCAAGGAGAGGTAAAGGTGAAGTCGTCTGCGGATATCCCGGACGCTACGGCCTCTGCCATTAAAAAAATCCGGGTAACTAGGAGTAAAAATGGTGAACCTGTTCTCGAACTTGAAATGCACGATAAAGTCAGCGTCCTCAAGGTGCTGGCAAAAAGTGCGGGGCTGCTGGAGCCTATGCCGGCAGAAAGCAAAACACCTTCTGTCGTGGGTATCAAAATGGTTGGGCCGGATGTGGTCACGACTGAATACGAGGAAGTAAAGGATGTTTGATAAATATGAATCAATAGCCGGGATAATTTTTCTAATTATTCTTACTTTTGTGTTTGTAGTGGTTTTGTGAGTTTTGGATATGCAGTGGTATCAGCTATGAGTTTACATCCCCAGATTTGCGATTGGTGCGGCTCCTGGACTAGGCCAATTTTTAAACAAAGTCACTACGAATGCGGAAGGTGCAAGCGTTCATTGCTGGATTGCTGTGACGGTGAGACAGCCCAACCCGAAACCGAAAGGACGGAAAATGATTCTTAGTATTTTAATGCTGTTGTTTCTTGGTATTCCCTACTGATGGCTAAAATAAAACGGAGAGCCAGGACAAAAAAAGGGCGGTTTGTTCCAGATGATCCATCCACAGTGAAGAATGAATACTGGGAATATTATTCTATTCTGGATTGCTACAGACAAACTATGAAGAAATACTGGACGCTGTATTAGATGTTTCTCATTTTTTCCCTTGTAACGAAAATGATGTGGTACGCCGAGCATAAAGATTTTCTCGATGAGGTTACCAGGCAGACCAACAGCAATCCCAACATGGAATGGATTTATGTAGACAGGCAAAAACCCAGCCCTCATGCCAGACAAATCCCGATTTACGATTCCAAAGGTAATCCGTTTATTGTCTATAAACTTGTTCCCGGCAACCGTCCCTACCACCTGGAGGAGGAATAATGGAAGACACCGCCTCCCTTGATCTGGATTTTTCGACAGCCCCTACAATATGGAAATTTTTAAATAACAATTCCTTTGTCAGGGGAATTATGGGGCCGGTAGGTTCCGGCAAGTCCTACGCCTGTGCCGCTGAAATAATGCTTCGGGCAGTCAAGCAGAAGCCGTCACCGCGGGACGGTATCCGCTATTCCCGTTTTGCCGTAGTCAGAAACAGCTATCCAATGCTTCGGACTACCACCTTGAAGACATGGATGGAAATATTTCCGGAGAATATCTGGGGGCGGGCGCACTGGTCTCCCCCCATAACCCACCATATTAAATTACCC